TTGATTGCCGAAAGCGGCTGTCGTGCCAACACCAGCTATGCCAGAGGCTATGCCACCAAACTCTCCGTAAGCCTGGTTTAGTTCACCAATAAAGCCACCGCCAGCACCTGCTAGAGCTTGAGCAAGTCTGCCACCACCCATAGGACCTGCTGCGATTACCTGCTGAAGAAGGTCGTTGGTTAGTCCTTGCTGAGAAAGAGAGGTTATGTTTCTAGCGAAGTCCTTAGTCTGCTGAAGAAGCTTCTTGATGTTTCTAGTAATTGAGTTGACCGAATTTCCAAGATCAGGCAAGCTAAATGAAGAAAGTATTGACTGTTTGATACCGCCAAATGTAGCCTTGACCGAATCAGCAAAAGACTTATATGCGTCAGACCTTTTTTGTAGTCTTTCTTCTTCTGCTCTCCTAGCCGCTTCTTGAGCAGCGGCAAGCTCTCTGGCGGCTTGTTCCTGTGCGGCAATCATCTCTCGAAGGGCTTGTTCTTGTTTAGCACTAGCTGTGCCGGCTTTTGAGCCAGCTCCTGTGCCTGTTCCAGTAGTTACAACATCTTTTACACCAGCCATGATTCGCATACGGCGAAGTTCACTAGTAGCCTCACCAGCAGAAATTTTGACACCCATGATTTGGTCTTTTAGATTGTTTAGCCTTGCCCTGTCAGCGGCTGAAATCTCCCCAGACAGTCTTTTTGCTTCATCTGATGTTTCGGCAAGCACAAGAGGAAAATTGCCATACTTATCAGTAACATATTGGGTAGTTGCTGCTGATTGCTCTAAAGCGCCGTTGAATGATGTTATTGATGCGCCAGTTTTGTCAGTTTGAAACTGAAGGTTTTTGTTAGTTTCGTTTATCAAAATAAAGATTCCTGCAAGCGCAGTAAGGGTTGCAACTACTGGATGGGCGTTAATAAAAGTTAGGGCCGCGCCTAGTAAATACACTCCTGCTGTGACTCCACCAATAAGTAGAATCAAGGGTCCAATGTCTTGCATGAGGCCCGAAGTAGCATCAGCCGTAGCCTTTACAGCACCAATCAAGAAATCTAAAGAACCACCAGCAAGAGTTGATTTGTCGCTAAGGTCAGCAATAAAACCAACTATTGACTCAAAAACTGGTAGGGAACTTTCAACGGCTTGCGAAATCAAAGGTCCCAAATACTCTATGAGTGGCACAAGAGCCTCAATCAAAGCACCCATAACCGGCAAAAGTTGACTACCAATACTGGCTTGCAGGTTTTCAAACTGAGCCTGAAGTTTCTTTTGCTCTACGAAAAGGTTTCCTGACTGACCAGTAAATGCACCAGTAGCGTCAGCAGCTCTCTGGTAGAGAAGCTCCATCCTGATAACCTGCTCGGCGTTTCTGCGAGCAGCACCCTCAAGGTTGTTTAGACCCCTAGCAGCAAGCTCGCTATTGATTTCGCTCTGCTTCATAGCGACACCGAACTTCTCAATCGGGTCGTACTCACCTCGGAACAAGGCAGTCATACCGAGCAAGGCTTCTTGGACATCGTAGCCATAGGTAGCAGCTAAGTCCACACCAAGGCTTACAAGCTTTTGAGTCTGCTCAGTGACATCTTCCATGCTGAAGCCAGACTGCTTTAGAACCGAACCTAAGAATGTAGAGGCTTTGGCGGCGTCTTTTTGACTAAGACCAATGTTGTATGCGCCCTCGACAAACTTTTCCATTGTTGGAGTAAACTCGTCAAAAATTGTTTGTAGTGAATACATGTTGCGCTCAAGATCACGCGCTGAGTCAATGGATTGACTTGTAAACTGCACAGCCTTGGCAGCTACTCCAAAGCTGGCTAGGGCAGCTCCAACCCTACCTAGTGTGGAACCTAAGCTGGCAGCTTGTGAGCCAAAAGCGCCTAGCTGTCGAGTAGCAGAAGCAATGCCGTCATTTTTGAAAGTGCTGACGATGTTCAAGAACATGTTGCTCATTATTTGTTATTCCTGTCAATGTTGTTTTCGACAAACCTAATGGTTTCTTCTATTGCTACTTTGGCGTTTTTGGCTACTTGAGGATAGGCATTATCAAAGCCAGGGTAAACATTTCTTGACTTTTTACGCTTGCTGCTTTTTACGACAGGACCTAAGTTAGTCAAAAAACTACTTACCCCACTTGGCCGAATCTCGTGGCTTCTCATAACTTCAGGGCCACCAAACAGTCTAATTTTATACAGTCTTGTATAAGCCCGACCACTAGCCTTTTGTGCTAGGTCGGCATAAACAACACCGGCTGATTGAACTACAAGTCGAGCAATACCTGTTGCGCCTTTTTTGTTTTTAGTTAGGGCAGAAGTAGTGATTGAGTTGTATGGCTTACGCTTTGCGTTGCTGACAGGGCCGCCTGTCTTTCCATAGTTAGTTCCCCAACCAGTTCGACCACCATGCCTCATACCAGTCATTGGGCCTTGTGTACCAGCGCCTTCACCCTTTAGTTCGGTGCGAACACTTTCTCTAGCTGGCTCAGAAATCTCTCTCCAGCGTTTTTTGAGTTCTTTGATTTGTTGTGGGTCAATCTTATTTAGTTCTTTGACAAAGACCCGCCAGTCAGAGGCATAGACCTTTATGTCACTGTTTACGCCAGTGTAAAGTTTTAACGCCATTTAGACCACCTATCTCTACTTATTCTACCGAAGCAAAAAAAGAGAGGACACCCCGAAGGGTGTCCTCTTAAGCGCGTGGTGCTTGGTGCTGAGCCTTATAGATCAGATACCTGCCGAGTGTCCACAGCATCCTGTCATCTAGTTCCATTAGCTCTCTGGGACTTATCCCTGTTTCACAAGCTAGTGTTGCGATGTACCAGTGAGCTGATGAATCACCAAGCCCGACTATTTTTTTTGCTCATCCGCCGGACTGATGGACTCAATGTTGTCCACCCATTCTTCGAATGAAGCAGTAGTCGCTTTGGTTCTTGTTTCACTTGCCCAAGCTAGGAAAAGCAAGTGAGTAATCTTGATGTTTGCTTCAAGACTGGCAATCGAAATGTCGAATTTTGTTTCCAACTTGATCATGTCTGATGGGTTGCAAACAACATGCTTCACTTCGTCTGGGTTATCAGTGAACTTTATTTGTAGGTTTAGTTTCATGATCCAAGCTTAGCGCAACTATTAGGCTGGTGCGGTTCCTCTTGTAACTTCGCCCGATACTGGCCAGGTCACTGAAAGGGTGGCTAAATCGCCCACTGCGCCAGCGAAGGGTTGATATTGGGTGACCAAGGCCGAGAAGCGGTACTCAGGATTTGTTGCAGTTACAGTTCCAGAGGTAGGTGCAATCTTCACAGCTACTATTTCACCCATAAGTGGGAACAGTAGAGCGTCAACAGCGCCAGCCCCGAAGTCCTGGTGGAAATCTAGGGATACAGAAGCATCCTTTAGTCCACCAATTCTTGAGCGGTAGCTTGAACCGAAAGATGTGGTTTCAACCTCATCTGAGGTAATGTCCAAAGTTACAGAAGCGATTGAAGTGCTAAGAACAGCAGTTCCAACTGTGACCTTGTAGTCTTGTGCGTAAAATTTAGCCAATTTATTTCTCCTAGTTTGCTATGACTGTGACTGTAAAGTCAGCAGCCAGGTATGTTGTATCACTGATTGTCACTGAACCGACTGAGTTCATTGACACGACTCGGCAGTCGTAGGCATATCCACCAAGAGTCTTATCTGATTCTACTGCATTTTTGACACTGTTTGCCCCTACGGAAATGTAGGCATCAAGCTTGCGCTGAGCTTCTCTTTCAGCAGACCTACCGACAATGACAGTGATTGTGAAGTTGTAGTTAGTCATGCCTTTGGCAAAAGCCTGATCATAAGTGACCGAATCTAGGTTTACTATTGCGACAGGCGGGTTAGGTAGGTCAGGCACTTCGGCTGCTGTGCGTAGCCCAGAAATAGTTGCAAGATTTGTAGCTAGTGCAGTCCTAATAGCGGTAATGCTCATTAGCCGAAGTTTCTCATAATCCTAAATGGCATAGCTAGTTGCTCTACATCTGAGTCAAGGTAGCGGTTGACCCTGATAGCACCCATGTCACCAAATCCGGCAATACCAAGAGGTGAGTCAAGGCGCTTGAAAAGTCTTGAGGACTGAATTACTGTTGCTTGCTTGATTGCGATTGGAACAGCAGAGAAACCCCAAACACCTGTGATTCGACAAAGAGCTTGCTGATCTACAACAGGCCAGGTGTAATCACCAACAGCCCTAATGCCTGTGTATGGCATGTAGAGTCCGTCAGAGCGACTGTTTAGAGGCTCTAGTTGGAAATCGT